CTCTACCAACAGCCTCCATAGCTGGTCCCAAAGCACCACCTGTGACCATACCACCGGCCATTCTTTGCATTCCAGCTTCTCTTATTAGAGGATTATCACTAGCTAATTCTTTAATAGACCTTCCTAAAATATTTCCAGAGGTTCTAACTATTTCTGCTGGAAATGAAACAAAATTACCAATTGGTAATTGTCTTAGTCCTTTAACAAAATCTGGAACTCTAGAATAGTTTGGAATATTATCAGCAACAACATTTGCTGCTTCTTTTTTTAATATCATGTTTTCAAGATCAGCTATTGTGAACCCAGGTTCTTTGTTAATAACTTTTTTAATATTAGCAGCACCAAGTTTTGTTTGAGGAGAGTTAGGTTTGCCCATAAACTCTAAAAGACTTCTTTCATAGTTTGGAGAATTTTCAAATCTTCTTAAAGCTTGGTTTAATTTATTTTTTGATATACCTCCTTCAAATCTTGTGAGAGTGCCAGTGTTCTCTAGCACATCATCTCCAAGACTTTTAAGAAATAAAAGATTATCAGTAAATGTTATCGGTATGGCTTTATCTGGATGTTTTGTAAAAGCATTTGTTAATTTATCTAATTCAACTTTCCAATTGTATATTTTCCACACATCATCCCCTGCAATATACAACTTTGCCATCATTCCATTTTTTATTTTTTCATCAATAACTTTTCCAGCTTTAGCTGAACCCGGTATGTTTTTAGTAATGTCTTTCCAAACTTTGCTTGAGTCATCTAATAGGTTTTCAATTTCTTTAAATGATGCACTGCTATTAATAACACCTAAATCTAAAGTTTCTTGTAACAATTCTTTTTGTTGTTGCGGTGTAAACTTAGCACCAATAGGACCCATCGTAGCGGCAAATGCTTGACCAAAATTGCCAGACCTTCCAAGATTTCCATTAGCCGCTGTAAAAAAGAAACCGCCAGCTGCATTTCTAACTTGAGTAATGGGACTAAAAACTGTTTTAGCTAAAGCTGAAGCACCCTTTGCTCCAAGAAAAGCTTTATACATTGGAGATAAAAATCCGGGCAATCCATCAGCAAGAGCTTTAACAGAACCCTCTAGTGCTCTTTTCATTTCTGGTTTAACAAAATAACCTCTTAAAGCACCCATATTGTTGTCTGTAATTTTTTCATACAAAACTCCATCTCTAACTAAACTAGGGTTTGGATTCTCAATCATCTGAGGCAGGCCATCTTCTCCTATAACTTGTTTACCTTGACTGTCTAATTTAGGAACATCAAACTTTTCTAGAAAAGGTTTAATACCTAATTGAGATGCTTCTTGATTTGTTAATAATATTTTTTCAAATGATTTAGCTTTACCAACTAAAGTAGCCATTCTATTAATTGTTAAGCTAGAGGATAAAGCAGTGTTAGCTAATGTTTCATCTGCTGTTTTTGTGGTATAACCTTCTATTTCTCCAAGAGCTTTTCTTACAGCGGGCATATCATCTAATTTTCTTCCTTTCAATATTCCTGTTTCAAAAGACTCCAAGGCTACAGGTTTATCAAATGTATAAGATCCAAACCAGTTTCCAGAAGCAAGTTCATCAAATGTGTCAGATGCCGTTCTAAGATCTATATTTCCAATCTTTGCTATTTCTTCAACTGCTTCTTCTCTAAATACGGGATCAGGGGTGAATCCAGGTTCTTGCATGCTTCTATACATTCTATGTCCATACACGGACTCATATTGCTTAACACGCTCTCTTGTCCCTTGGTTAACAAAAATTGAATCTTTGCCTTGTGGATTTTTTATTCCTCTTGATATTAATCTTTCTGGGTCTGTTAAATCATATAATTCGTTAGACAGAGCAGTTGTTGCTTTTCTTGTTTCATCTGCATTTTTAAATAAACCATCTTGTTTTAGTCTATTAGCAAGTGATTTTTTTCCAGAGGCTTCTAAAGTTTTTATAATTTCTTTTTCTTTTTGTATTAAAGCTTCTTTTGCATTTTTCTGAATAGACTCAAAATATTTTTCTTTTGGAATACTAATATTTTTTGGCATTTCATATGTGCCTTTTTGCATTGGAGATATATATTCATTTATTTGTTTTGCTAAAAATAATTTATCCCCTTCTTCTAATACTTTAGCTTTGTTTAAATCGTTGAGAATCGTATTTAAGTTTTGAAAGTTTTGTTCTACTCCTAAAACTCTTGCTCCAACAAACATATCTTTTTGTGCTTTAGCTAAAAACGCAAGTTGATTTGCGTAACCACCTTTTGCAGTTGTTTTACTAGCAATGTAATTAAACATTTTTCCTGAAGTTCCTTCATTATTTTTTAAGGTGTCTTTAAATTTTAATGAGAAATCTGCTATAGCATCAGCTCCTTCTTTAACTCCGGGCACTTTTGATGCAGCTCCTGCTGCTGCTCCTACTCCTCTCGCCCCATACTTTATGGCTACTGGAACTCCTGTAACTATGGCTGCAGCTTCAAATCCTATTTTGAATCTATCTACTAAATTTTCAGCGGCTAATTCAGCTCCATCTAACAATTCTTTTTTATTAGCATTAGATCCTGGTTCTAATAAAATTTCCATTAATGGTTCAACATCATTTGTTGCAAAAGCAAAATCACTAGCTGCGGATGTTCCTATAACATTAACGGTATTTAATTTTCCAGCTTTAGAAAGAACACCAACTGCTCCTAACCCTGGTATGCCAAATTGAGTTGCATATCTAAAAAAACTTCCAACTCCGCTTTGTGTTTCAGGTTTAAACTGTTCAAAGAAAGCAGTAACGTTTTGTGTGGTATCATCATCTGCCATGAAGTCATAAGCAGTAGATCCTAACTCAGCTAACCCTTGCGGTATTCCAACTAAACCAGCACCAATCCCTCTACCTATTTCACCTAATGTGCTTACATCTTCTTTGCCAATATTTTTTTGAGCTCTAGCATATATGGAGGGCTGTTTTTGTTGTTCAGCCATATTTTATTCAGGTACAGGAGCCGGTTGTATGGTTGCTTTTATTGCATTTTCTAAATTAGTTCCGTAGTATCCTGCTGATTGTAACTGTTGAATTAAGGTAATCATCATGGAGTCATCAACTGGCGAACCAGCTTCTACTCCCATGATTTGAGCACCTTGAGGCGTAGCAACTAAATCTTCTGCACCAGCAAATAAAGAAAGTTTTACATTCGTAGGCAGCACAGCAATGCTACCGATTTCATCAGTTCCTGCGAGAATATTTTCAAAGATAGAATCACCTTTATTGGCTGCAGCAATTTTAGCTGCTGCCAACTTACTAGCTAATTGTTCTTGTCTTTTGTCTTCAAAAGCATCATAAAATTGAGTGACACCACTTACTGGAACAAAACCCTCTACAGGCCTCATCATGTTCATAGATCCTGCTAAAAATCTTGCTCTAAATTCAGGATCATCTTGTAGTTCTTTAAATAAATTTCCAGGGGCATCTTTTAATTTTTCAAAAAATGTTCTTGTATCTTCTGGTGGTAGAGGCTCTGTAATAATTTCTTCTTCTTTTTTTGTTTCTACTTTTTCTTCCCCTTCTGGAAGCAATTTACCTCCAACGCCCACAGCAGCACTGCCTCTCAAAACTTTTCCTGTTGTTGTTGAGCCTATAACAGTTGCTTTACCAGCATCTACATCACTTAATATTTTTCCAGTCTTAGGATCTCTTACATTAAACCCTTTCTTTTTAGCAGCTTTACCAGCAGACTTAAATGCAGCATTAGCTGTTTTAATAATTGCAGGTGCTTTTGTTACGGCTCTAGCACCTAATCCAATTAGTCCAAGCCCCGGTATTAACAAAGCATAATCTGTAGGATTTGTATAATCAAAAAGAATTCCATCTTTTCCAAGAAGCTTTATGCCTCCTTCATCCTTATCATCCTCAACTTCGCCACCTTCAGCTAAAGCAGCTATACCACCTTTTGCGTATCTTCTAATCTCTGGAGTATCTATGCCACTACTAGCAATAATATTCCCTCCTGTCATTTCTCCAGGATCCATCATGCCTTGAAAAAAAGCTAACTGATCTTCTAATGCTCCTATGCCTTTTTCCTCTTCTTCTTCGCTTGAATCGTCCTTGTCTTCCGCATCAGCTACTTTTTGTTCTTCTTTCTCATTTACTTTCTTAAGATCTTCATTAGCTTGATCTAGTGCGTCATCTCCAAAAGGATTTTCGTATCCAAGGACATCACGAGCTAAAACATCTGCTCCAATGTAAGCTCCAATACCTCTTAAGTTTTGAGATAAACTACTTCCAGAACCTCTAACTGCATCAAAAATCTTTTTGCCCCTCATTGCAAATTTTGGAGCTAAAAAAGGAAGAGTTGCATACTCTAATGGATCTGTGTAATCAAACACATAATCTTTTACATCTTGTTTTAAATCATCTGCTGTCTTTGGAGCATTACCTCCACTAGCAATACTAGATATTCTTTCTTCTTCTGCTATCGCTGCATCTAAATCTTCGTTAGTCATTCCACTAGGAAAGCCTAACTTCGCTAACATGTTTTGTCTTTTTGTGTTTATATCTCCGCCATTGGCGTAGTTTCTAATTGGGGCAAGTCCTGATGTAATACTCATTACAGCACCTTAGAATAATCTACAGCGTAATAACCATCTTTGACTATCACTGCATCTGGTTTAACTTCCAATACTTCTTGAGCCAGTACGCCTTCAGCTGGCTCACTTTCTGCACCTAACTCTTTACCTTTGTCATTCCAATCCCACGTGTACCAACCAATACCAGGCTCTAGTTCACCGACCTTTTTAATGTTAGTTTTTAAATCCATGTCACTAATTCCAAACATTTTAGCAACTGTTCCAATAGTGCCTATAGCACCTGCTGCTTTAGAGAATTTACTTGGCTCTTGATAAGATTGAGGCTGATAAGCACTTCCACCAGTTCCGCCAGATATACCACCCATCGGTGATCCAGCTAGTAACTGTTGGCCTGTGAGCAATCTTTGTAATGGCTCTCCAGCAAGTTGTTGTGCTCCAGCAAACTGTCTTGATAGTGCTGCTTGTTGCGTAGCCTGACCTTGTTGACCTAATTGATTCAATAGTCCTATTTGTGCTCCTAACTGGCTTTGTCCTTGTTGTCCTAGTCCAGCAATACCCTGACCAATCTGACCATACTGTTGTCCTAGACCAGCTTGTGCTGCACCTAGACCAGCTAACTGACCACCCAATGCTGCTTGTTGTGCACCTATAGCTGCTTGTTGTCCGCCTAATCCTGCTTGCATTGCACCTAGTCCAGCCTGTCTAGCTTGTTGTGATTCAAATGCTGATTGCGCAGATCCTAATGATTGACCAAAACCTCTGCTTCTAATTCCACTAACTGCTTCTGCTGCTCCTCTGCCTACTTGTCTAGCTAATTCTTCTTGCGATATACGACCTCTAGATCCGCCAAAAGCACCTTGAGATATTGCTCTATCTCTAAGGCCTATGTCTTCCATTGCTGCTTGTCTGTTAATATCTTCTAAAGTTTGTTGAACTACTTGATCCTCGTAAGGATCCATAAACCTAGATGCAGAAGCTGGATCAAACATTCTGGCAGAGCCTAAAGCAGTTTCTTCACCCCTACGCAAAGCACCTATGCCACCAGCTACAGTTTCTGCACCTGTGTCTATCATCCTTCTAGCTTCAGGTATGAAGCCCATAGCTTGATCTACAGTTGCTTCTTCTTTACCGAACAATCCTCTAGCTTTATCTAAACTTTCTTGAAAGTCACCTAATCCAGCTGCTTTTTGACGAGCTTGTATTTGTAATGGTGTAAGTCCTGCTGTTTGTTCTATAGGTATATCTCTAGGCTGAGATATTAAACCTTCGTATTCTCCCGGAGATCCAAAGTAAGAGGCTAATAGTCTTCTAGAATAGTCCTCCATATATGGAGATACAAAACTATAACCAGTTTGAGGTGTAGTTATTACTTCAGCTGCTGGTCCTCGTTTTGTTTTACTACTAAATATTCCCATTATTTATACATCTTAGCCATCTCTTCGGCTTGTTTTTGAAACTCATACATCTTACGAGCACCCATCAATCTTTGTTCGTATTCATCTTCAGGGTTTGCACCAGACATAATACCCATTCCTCTAACTGCTGCTGCGTTAAATACAAACTCACCATCGCTTAACATAGCTGGTATTTTATCCCCTTGCTCTCCTCCAGGACCTGTAACTAATTCATCTCTTTCTGGGTATTCTTCAGCGTCAACAAAAGTACCATCTTTTGCATATAGCTGACTTTGTATACGTCTTGAACCTAAAGTATCTACATAAGTAGCTTCTTTAGGAGGTGCAACTAAAGGTGAAAAAGGCACGCCTTTTGCTTCTGAATATATTTTTGATACTTCACTTGGATAGAATCTATAAGCAGCAGGAGTTTCATCTCTTGCATCAATTGATATATCTTGTCCTGGAGCTATGTTTCTATAGTTCAAAGCTTGATATAAAGAACCTCTGCCATCCCCTACTTGTGGTGCACCATAAGCCATAGCTACACGATCTGATTCAGGTATTTGACCAACAGCAACATTGTCAGCGTCAGGCGATATGCCCAATACATCTCTTACATAATCAAAATCTTCATCCCTTGCTAAGTACCTTTCAATGTCTCCAAGGTTAATACTAGCTATACCACCAGCCATATAACCGGGTACATCATATCCGAACCTATCTTCTACAAGAGCTGGATTTACTTTAGCTAGGGCTTTTATACCTTTGTTTCCTTCAGATAAACTTTTCATTGTCAATCTTATTATATTACTATTGTAGTATTTCCTGCTACGGTAATCGTAACAGAACCCAATGATGATTGCAGTTCAAAACCCTGTGGATCTACAGGAGTATGTAACTGTATCCATCGATTGCCTGTATACACCTGCAATACACCGATAGACGTATTCCATATTATATCACCCTGATTGAAAGCTAAAGTGCTAATTTCAGAATCATTAAACTGCGGTGTGGAGTTAGGATCAAACTGCCCTAGATTGATTTCTAGGATTCTAATTAAACGATTAAATGTTCCAGGATCAACAGTGTTTAAAGCTATAGGTAATCTACTTTCTAAAAGCTTTGCCATTACCTTTTACCATCAGGTCTTATATCAAATCTATTAGCTCCGAGTCTCCATCTAAACCCTGTTCTTAAACCAGTTGCTGCGCTATCATCAGACTGTGCTCTAAATACCATTTGTCTAGATCTAGCTCTAACATGATTTTGTTGTGTACTACCGTTTACTGTATTGGTAGAGTTTGTAGTTAAAGAATCTCCCGGAAAGTTCCTAGTTTTAAGCACTAGATTTATTTGACCATCGTTAGAATTGGTGCCAAAGAATTTAACATCAGGAATGATACGTTTTACAAAACCAAATTTTTCTCCATCTTCTATGTCAATATCTCCTGACTCTATAAATACATTATTCATTGGTAATCCATCTGCATCGTCACTATCTTCATGTGTATATAAGTAATGAAGAGAATTGTCTTTTCCTGCTGCTCTTGGTTTTTCAAATATTCCATCATCTAGCCAAGCTGTACGTGACAATTCACCTATACTCCATACATCTTCTAGATAATTGTAAGTTACATATCTATCATTTTCGGAAGAAGAACCTGAAGGATAAAACCAACCTACTTCGTTAAACTCTCTATTGGTAAATGCTAATACTTTATATGCTTGACCTTGATTAAAATCATCAAGCACATAATTTAAAACAGAACATGTTAGTCTGCTTACAGATCCAGAATAAGAGTAAAATCCATCTCTAGCCATCCAATACACGGCATTAGGAGCATTAACGGAACCATTCGGAGATATTAGTCCTACGTTTTCATTAATTAAATTTACTCCAAAAGTAAACGGTGCGCCTACAAATTGCATACCGTATAAGGAAGTATCAGTCCATATTAGTATTTCTTGTCTTGATCTTAATCCACCTACTATTTGAGATCCTGATGATAATCTTAAAGATCCTGCTGTATTTGTAGCATTTGGTTCCCATTCAGCAATACTTTCTTGATCAGAAAATGCTATCAATAAAGGATCTATAGAACCAGATCTAGAACTACCTACTATTGGATCTGCTCCTAAAACTATAACGTGACGATCAATATCGCTAACTAATACTTGTAATCCTTTTGTTGGTGCTAAGTTTGCACCAGATAAAGATGTAATATCTACCGCTGGATTTGTTAATCCACTACTTTCGTCCCAATAATAAATACCTCCAGACCTAGGGTTAATTATTAAATCTTCTCCAAAAGCATCATGTGACCATAATCTTAACTGGTTTACTTCGCTAAGTGCTGTACTAGATCCAAAACCGCCAGCACCCCAAGTATCTGCACCCCAACCTGTTGATGTCACATAATTATCAAGGCCTACATTTATTTGATATACACCATCTACGCCCGATCCACCGTTGCCGCTATCACTAGCGTTTGCTGTTACAGTTGTTCCAGAAGTATCTTTAGCCGTTATTTCATATGTATTAACCGTTAAAATTCTATCAATCGTGTACTCTTGATTTAAAACATTTGCTGTAATTAATCCACCTAAACTTACAGCACCGCTAATAGTTACAGTGTCGTCTGCTACAGCACCATGGCTTGCATCAGTTACAGTAATAGTAGATGAGCCATTTGTTGCTGAAAAAGTTATAGAGTTAGTGCTTGTTTTTCTTATAGGAGTAATGTCATTAAAAGAAGTTCCTGATTGAATATAGTATTTTGTAGTAGTTCCTAGTCCTAAATACTTTGTAGCATCAAGAGCAACCCAAGCAGTTATAGCTCTACCTGTGCCAGCATAAGATTCATTAAGAGTTTTTTCCCAACCTCCAACTTTTTCTGGCAATCCTTTTCTAAATCTAACTAAATTACCATCAGCCCATCCACCTTTGTCCATAAGCTCAGTGAACTCTTTGTTGATGCCAGGATTAAATAGTATTTTAGTTACAGCCATTCTTCTCCTGCAAACATTTTAGCTTCAGCCTCTCTTCTTTTTATTAAACCATCAAGAACTTCACCACCAGCCTTGTTCCAACGTTTTATTTCCTGTGGAACATCTGCATATTTCTCTTCGTTTAATACTCTAAGCATGGTGCTATTTTTTAAGTTTGTAGGTCCCAAGTTATAAACCCAAGAACAAAGTGCATCAAATTGATTTTGCTCTAAGGGAACTTCAACAAAATCATTAATGTAACTTTCATACTCTATCATTTCTTCTTGCAGTAAATAATCAGCTTCGTCTCTGTTTATTTTATCCCCCTCTTTTACATCTTTTGTATGGCCATATCCTATAGTCCAAACTCCAGCTGGACAAAGATATGCTTCAAGCTCGCACCCTTCAAACTTTTTTATTAGAGATAATCCTTCTTTTGATATATTCATATCAGTCATCTTTGCCCGGTGAATTAGATGCACCAAAGTAAAAACTAATAATAGCTGATGCTAAACCACCTAGGTAGCCTAGCACAAGGTTTATCAACGCTTCTGAGTTTTGTTCTGGTGGCTGAATAGTAACTAAAAATATGTAGCCCATAAAACCACCTACAACAAAGATGCCTATGATTCTAGCAGTCCAATCTTTAGAAAAATTTGATCTAGCGTTTTGAGTGTCTTGTACTTCTAGTTTAAATACATCTACTTCTAATTCTTTCATCTTAATCTCAAACTCAGCTTCAGCTTTTTTCAACTCAAGCATTTGTTCGGGGGTAGCATTGTCTAAAGCTTTCTGTATTTCTTTAGGTTCGTTCTTACAACCCAACACATCTGCGATCATGTTTGCGGCCATACCACCCATTGGTCCACCTAATGCCGTACCTAGAGTTGGTGCTACTGATCCAACTAGATTTTTAAGTAGTGCTTTCATATATCCTCCAAAGTAAATATTTTTAAAGGCTTACTAATACCTTTAACCTCTATTGGTTTTAATGATTTTAGCTCAAAACCACAATTTTTTGCAGTCTCCTCTGCAATTATTAAATCTTTGCCTACAGTCTTACAACTAGATTCGCATCTAGCGGCTATATTTACGGCAGATCCGATAGCGGTATAATCAAATCTAGTAGATGATCCACAGTTGCCTATAACCGCTTCACCAGTATTAACTCCTACACCTATTTCAACTCCAACATCAGAAGATTTAAAGTTATCTTGTATTTCTTTAGCACACATAACAGCAGCCTGTTCATGATTATCTAAGTCCAAAGGTGCATTAAATATAGCCATCATTGCATCACCAATATATTTATCTACCATACCACCATACTTTTTAACTGCATCTGATTGAATTGTGAGAGCTTCGTTCATAATTTTTGTTACTTGTTCGGGTTCCATACTTTCGCTCATTGCAGTAAACCCACGAACATCAGTAAATAAAAAAGTACATCTTTTCTTTTCACCACCTAGCTTCAACAATCCAGGATCCTTTTGTAAAGCTTTTACCTGACGAGGATCAAGATAGTGTTCAAACTGTTTTTTAATTTGCTGTCTTAGTTTGTATTGTTCTCTAAAGCGAATATAGAAAGCTACTGTGGCTGTAATAAATTGTGATAATAAAGTCCAGGTTACATCTACTAATATGCCTTTTTGTATTGTAGAAACGCCATAGAAAGCCGTAGAGATAAAAACTATAGCAAAGAATGATATTCCCCATGTTATACCAAAAACGTTTAATACGAGCCAAACAAACACTAATGAGCCTAAAAATACCAACAACTCTAAAGCTAAAGCGTAATCAGGTATGTATGGGCTGTCTTGTATAAGTATAGACTCTGCTAACGCTGCTTGTATTTTATGTGGCTCTAACAATCCTGCGGGCGTAGCTATCTGTGGCATGATGCCTTTTGCAGTAAATCCTACGAAAACAAATTTATTTTCTACATCCATTTCTTTTAAATTTGTTTGCGGGGTATTCACGAAACTTATCCACTTGCGCCCTAAACTGT